ACCAGTTTGGTAGAGTAGGTGCTAGAAAAGGATGGAGTTACGTAACAACTACTAATCCTGATGATATAGTACATATTAGTGAGTATGTACAAGAAGATGGCACTACAGAAACAATTAGTGCATCAGCTACTAAAATATATAAAGGTACTACAACACTAACAGATATTACTCCAGCAAGTTATACAGTAGGTGATGGTGTATATGATGCAGCTACATTAAACAATAAACATTATTTGTTTAGAAATGATAGCAAACCTCTTGTGTATGATGGTACTAACTGTGTAGCTATTGAAGACCACGCAGATTATTCTGGTACAGTACCTCAAGCAGATATAGTAATGTCAGCATTTGGTAGATTATGGGTAGCAGATACTTCTAGTGATTCTACAGTAGTGTACTGGTCAGACTTATTAGTAGGTGTTAAATGGGATACTGGTTCATCTGGTTCTATAGATGTATCTAAAGTATGGGCAGATGGTAGTGATACTATTACTGGACTTGCATCACATAATGGTGTATTAATTATATTTGGTAAAAGACAGATACTATTATATACAGGTGCTGAAGACCCAGCAACTATGCAATTAGGTGATACTATTGTAGGTATTGGTTGTATTGGTAGAGATACTATACAAAGTACAGGTAGTGATTTAATATTCTTATCTGATACAGGTGTTAGAAGTTTAGCACGTACAGTACAAGAGAAGTCTGTACCAATGACTGATTTAAGTGCTAATATACGTTCTACATTAAGTTCATATTTACTTACTGAAACAGATAACATTATTTCTATATATTCACCAGAAGAAGCATTTTATTTATTACACTTACCTACATCACAGCAGACATATTGTTTTGATACTAGAACGCCATTAGAGAATGGCACATATAGAACTACAGTATGGGATAGTATTAATCCACAAGCAATGTGTAGAACTAGAACAGGTGATTTATTACTAGGTAAAGCTGATGGTATTGCTAAGTATGATGGTTATCAAGATAATGGTGTAAGTTATCAAATGTCATATTTTACTAACTATATTGACTTTGGTGTACCATCTAATTTAAAACTATTAAAGAATTTAAAGATTACAGTTATTGGTGGTTCTGCTACTGATGTAACACTCAACTGGGGTTATGACTATTCTTATGCTTATAAGAAACGTAGATTTACATTATCTACACAAGTCATAGCAGAGTATAACATAGCAGAATACAATATTGGTGAATTTAATGCAGGTGTATTAGTGAATAGACCTAATGTAAACGCATCAGGTGGTGGAGCAGTAATACAACTTGGTATTGAAGCAGAGGTTGATGGAGCTCCAGTCTCTATTCAGCGTATGACAGCACAAGCAATCGTAGGAAGGACAATATAATATGAGTAACTATACAAAGACAACTAACTTTGCGGTGAAGGATACGTTGGCATCTGGTAACCCTGCAAAGATTATTAAAGGTTCAGAGATTAACACTGAATATGACAACATTGCTACAGCAGTAGCTACTAAATCTGATACAGCATCACCAACCTTTACAGGTACAGTGACAGCTCCAACAGTAACAGTAACAGGTACACTTACTGCAGGTACAATTGACGGAGGTACTTACTAATGGCTGATTTAAGTTGGTTAAATAATTTAATTAATCAAGGTGGTAGTATTGCTTCTGCTGTTCTTCCATATCAATCTACTCAAGATGTTATGGAGAAGATTCAAAGCACTGCCGGTACATTTAAAACAGGTGCTGAACAGTTAGCAGAGAAAGCTAAAACAACTGCAGCATTTCAACCATTTGCTGTTAAGACAGGGATGGGTAGTACTCAGGTAGGAGCAGGTGGAGGAGTTACACAAACATTATCTCCAGAAGCTCAAGCATTATCATCAGGATTATTACAACAAGCTACATCACTAATGGGTCAACAACCTGTTACTGCTCAAGGTTTGTTTCAACAAATGCAAACTGCACAATCACCTGAGATTCAAAGACAGCAACAACAACTTGCTCAACAACTACAAGCACAAGGTAGAGGTGGTGTACAGACTGCTATGTATGGTGGTACTCCAGAGCAATTAGCAATGCAGAAAGCTATACAAGAGCAACAGTCTCAGAACTTATTATCTGCAATGCAGTTAGCACCTCAATTACAAGGTCAACAACTAGCTAATGTACAAGCTGCATTAGCTGGTGCATATACACCTCAAGCACAACAACTAGCAACATTAACACCAGCATTATCTGCTGCACAGATTGCTCAGTCTGCAGGTGCTAGTGGAGCAGAAGCATTAACTAACTTAGGTATTCAAGGTTTAACTAGTGAGGCAGCACTACAGTCTGCTCTTGCAGAATTAGAGAAAGGTAGAGCATCTGCACTAGGAACTTCATTATCTGGTATGTTTACTAGTGATGCTGCATCTAGAGTTGATTATGCTCAAACATTAACTGGTATTAAGGATGCAATACAAAACTTACTTAAGATTTTTAGTTAGGAGATTATAGATGGCTGATTTAACATTAGAAGGTTTACTTAAAACTCCTGAAGACATAAGAAGAGAGCAAATAGAACAATTGCAGAAGTTAGGTCAAACACAAGCTGCTGCAGGTAAGAAAGCTCCTACAGGTTCTGCTATTGCTGATATTATATTAGGTATGGGTAATATGGCTGCTCAATATGCTCCTATGGATGCAGATATAATGAAAAGAGGTATTACTTCTGCTTTGGGTATGCCTGAGTTAGGTAGAAGTCCTGAAGAACGTAGAGCAGGTAGAATTACTGAATTAACTTCTAAATACGGTACTGATAGAAAAGGTCTTGAAAAAGTATCTGAAGAGTTAATGAAGATGAAAGAACCCGGTCTTGCAATGCAATTTAAAAAAGCAGCAGATGAAAAAGCACTTAAAGAAGATGAGTTAGCTATTAAAAGACAAGAGCTAGAACTTAAAATGAAAGAGTACAGTAGTCCTTTTGGTAAAAATGCTACTGCTAGAATGAAAGATATTGCTGCTATTGGTAGAGATAAGTATAATTGTGATGTAACTGGAGGTACTGCTGCATCTGTTGAATGTTATCAAAAAGCAGAAGCTGATTGGAATAAAGGTAAAAGAGAATCTGCTAGTGCATTTGGTCAAAAAGAAGACATTAAACAATTAACTGATTATGTAAAAACTGAAATTACTCCTGCACTAAGAAAAGGTAGAGTTGCTTTACAAGAAATTCAAACTATGAAAAAGTTACTACCTAATATTTATACAGGTACTTTTGGTGATGAAGCTTTAGTAGCTAAAAGATTCTTAACAAGTATTGGATTTTCAGATGAAGATGCTAAAGCTACTGTAGCTCAAACAGAATTATTTCAACAGTTTGCATTTAAACGTGTAATGTCTTATGTACAACAAACTAAAGGTGCTGTATCTAACAGAGAAATGGATTTATTTGCTAGAGCAGAAGCAGGATTATCTAAATCTAGAGAAGGTAATATGTTAATCCTTAATGTTGCTGAAAGAGCTCAAAAACACGAAGCAGCTCTTAATAAACATTATGGTGAGTGGAGAAAAGCAAATCCGGGAGAAGGTCTATCTTCTTGGTTAGTTGAAGAATCTAAATGGTTAGATGAAAATCCTTTTGAATTTACTAAAGAAGAAATAGATTTAATGAGTAAATTAGGAGGTGGAGAAGAAACATCCAAACAAGTAGATGCTGAAATTTTAAAGGATTCTACTACTAAAATGCAAGAATATTTAAAAAAAGATTTAACAGAAGAAGAACTTCAAGCAGCGAAAGATAGATGGAAAAGTAACTTTGGTAATATTCCATTCCCCAGTAATTAAATAGGAAATAATATGTCTACTGAATTAGATAAAATATTTGAACTAGCAGAAGCTAGTAAGTTTGAACCAAAAACTCAATCAGAATTAGATAAAATATTTTCTCGTGTTGAAGCTTCAGACCCTTTAAGTTCTAGTGGTGCAGGTGCCGTTACAAAAGATGATACTTACTTAAGTCGTATTGGTGGCTTAGTAGAAAAACGTGGACAAGAAGTTGCTGAAACTATGGAAGCAATGCAAGAAGATGAAATTAACTATGGTGAGTTTGCATTACAAACTATAGGTAAAGGATTCTTTGGTACTGTAATGGACATTGCAGGTGAGACTGTAGCTACTGTATTATCTGAATTAACTCCAGATGCTGCGGAAAATCAAATTAAAGAATGGATTGCTTCTGGTGCTAAAGAAGTATTAGATACTAAAGCAGCACAAGAGTTGCTGACACTATACCAAGACTTAGACTCTAATACTCGTAAGAATATTGAATCTGCTACTAATATTGCATTTGGATGGTCTGCATTAGGTTCTGGTAAAAAAGTAATGACCAAGCCTATTAACATTCTTAAAAAGAGTGCAGCTAGTACAAGACTTAACAGATTAAAAGATAAATTAAAAGATACTGTGTTAGACCAAAGTACTAAGGCTAGGGCAGAAAGGCAAGGTGCTAAATTTACTGCTTTTGAAAATGAAATGCTAAATG